GCCGAACTCACCAAAACCTCTACGGGGCTTTCTAACGCACTTCCAAAGCATTTAGAAGAAAACCTCCAAGCGTTGGTAGATAATGTCTTACAACCCGCGAGAGATGCGTTAGGAGCGATTGTGGTAACAAGTTGCTACCGCAGTCCCGAAGTCAACAAGGCCATTGGAGGAAGTTCAAGCAGTCAACATTGTTTTGCTCAAGCAGCCGACCTCCGCTTCAAAGGAGGCAATGATGTCTTGTTTAACTGGTTGAAAGAAAACACCGACTTTGACCAACTCATTTGGGAGTTTGGCACGGATGATGCTCCGAGTTGGGTTCACATTTCCTATTCACCGCGACATCGCAAACAAATCCTTAAAGCAGTAAAGCACAATGGAAAAACTAAATACCTCCCACTTTGATGAATGGCTTAACAACTTGGAAGAAGTACCCGTCAATCCGCTTTGCAGCATTGATGACCCTACTTGCGATTCTTGCGGTAGTTAGTGGATGCGGTTCTGCGAAAACCATCCAACAGAATGTAGTTGTTCGGGACACGATTGTAATCACAAAGGAGAGGGTGTTGCACGACACCTTAACGATTCAAAAGGACACAATCCTGTATCAAGATCGCGTAAGGGTAGAGGTAAAGTATCTGGAAGGTAAGCGTGTTGTTATTACGGCTGAATGTCCAAGTGATACGATTCGGGTAGAAACAATTAAGATTGTGAACCAGCCCGTACAGAAGCAGAAGATGACTTGGGAAGGTTTTGCTGGATGGATGGTTGTAGTGTTGTGTTTGCTTGTAATACTCCGAGCCATAGTCCAGAAAATACTCTAACATCTCATTTGAGCATAGTTTTAGCCGATTTGCGCCCCTGTAGGCGCATTTCTGGTATATGGACATATCTGGTCAGAAGATATGCCCTAAAATCAAAGGTTTTAAGATACCATATAGATGAATCAACTTATCTTAACTAGATATATCTATATCTAACTAGATAACTTAACTAGATAAGATAACTTAACTAGTTGTATAAAATAGTCATATATTTGGAAATGACAAGGAACGAACTAGAAAAAAAATGGAATGATATTGAAAACGGCGAAATACCAGACGATTACCAGAACCCATTTCTATCTCACTTCGGATTCTGGGACAGACCCCTCAACCAAGAAGAACAACGACAAAGGCGCAGAAACCACGCGAGTGGAAAATATTGAAGGGTTAAGGTTTTTATATTGGGATGACTATGAAGATTACACAGATGAAGGATAAGACACCAAAATACTACATTGGAAAGCACAAACAGATAGAAGCATTTGATGTTGTGCTAGATTTCCAAGAGGATAATTACAACTTAGGTACTGCAATCACCTATCTGCTTAGAGCAGGTAAGAAGCCAAATAACCCAATCACTCAAGATATTAAAAAGGCTATTGCTCATCTGGAAAAAGAATTAGAGCATCAAACTATTAAGTCAGCCCATCATCTTGAATACTTTGAATATCATAATGCATCAGCAAAACGCAAATCAGATGACTTGGAAATACTATACAAACAAGGCAATAAAGAAAAGAATTGACAATCTTCTCTTTGAGGCAGCAAAGGTGTTCGCTAATTGCGGAAAGTCTTATGCAGAACGCCAAGAGGCTTTAAAAAAAGAACAAGAGATTCTATCGCGGATATGCGATCTTGACCCTCACTTTGCAGAACGATGTGGATATAAGCGTTAAAGTCGGAAAGGTTCCATCATTAAATTCATTCTACGCAGGTAAGCACTTTACATACAGGAGCGCAGCCAAGAAGAAGTTTAAAGCAGAGATACTAGAACAACTTGAGCAGTACGACCCTGTTCAATTTGAAAGCGTACAGGTACGCGCTGAGGTTAACTACCGATATGACATTGACAACTGCATTATGGCAGTCAAGTTTGCAATGGATGCATTCAAGGATTGGGGAGGTGTCATTGATGACACAAAAAAGTATTTCCCTAAGATGGTAATCATATATAATCCAGATATAGAATTAAATACAAGCAAAATATTTTTCATCGGAACCATTGCGGCTAAATAAATAGTTACTACTTTAGTACAAGTAATAACAATCACACACTAATTAAAATGTCTACAATCGTAATCCGAAGAGTCGCTAAACAAGCAAAGCCTAAGTTCCAAGTTACCGAAGATCTAATCGGTAAGTACATTAACCAAGTCTTATGGTCAGATGTAAACCCTGTCGGTAAAATTGTTGGAATCAAAGGCAAAACCAAAGTCCTAATCCAGCCTGTTGTGGCTGGTAAGAACTCTGCTAAGATGGAATTTATCGCAGGTGGATTTGCAGGACATTGCGTAAACCAATATGACCAACGCTATGAGTTCTCTGAAGAGGGCGAGGTCTACGAGTCGCCAATCAGCAACACTAGAATGAAAAAGAAATTTTGGGAGATTGCTGACTACCCACACAAGTTTTACGACTACAACTTCTGATATGGAAGAGTTAATAGAATATCAAGCAGCCCGTATTCTAGCCCTTGAGGCTAGATTGCGGGTGTGCGAAAAGCGACTATCTTTGATGGAAGCGCAAGAAATTGAGATGAAAGCCAACCTCAATGATTTAATAAACCTTAAAACTAAAGCAAATGGCTAAGATTACAGACATTACCCCAACAGGTGTATGGAACGACCTACACAAATTTGATGTATCTATGGATGACGGCTCTAAAGGCACGACATTCGCCAAGACCGCCCCGCCTTGGTACTCCGTAGGTGATGAGGTAGAATACACTCTGAACGAAAAGGGTGGTATGAAAATCTCTAAAGGAACAGGCCCATTTACAGGCTCTGCACCCGCAGCGTACAACAAGCCATACGCCCCAGCCAAACCTGCTGCAAATGGCAGCAAAGACGAGCAGATTGCGCGTAGCGTAGCATTCAAGGGTGCTATTGACCTAGCAGTTGCAGGTAAGATCTCGCTAACTGACATTGCAGAGTTTGTAGTCAAGCACACTCCGACAATCACGGGGCAGCCCCCGCAGGGAGATTCCTACAAGGAACACTTCCAAGACGAATCACCATTCTGATTTAAAGCCCCACTTCGGTGGGGTTTTTTACTACCTTTCCCTAATGACAACACACCCAGCACTAGCAAGAAGCGGAGATGTATTTGACTACCTCCAGAAGGCCCGAAAGGGTCTAATACCAGAATCATCAAAGTTTGGTTACCCAGAAATAGACGATTACCTGCGTCTCAAAAAAGGCAACTTTATCGTTTGTACAGGACACGCCAATGTCGGCAAGACCCACACGATGCTTTACCTTATGCTAATTCACACAATTAAGAATGGTACGAAGTGGCTAGTATACTCAAGCGAGAACAATGTCAATAGCATCCAGCGCAAACTTATTGAGTTCCTGTGCGGCACTCCAATCAAACAAATTGACGATGTATTATTTGCCCGTAAATACGACTATGTTCAAGCGCACTTTCAATTCATTGACTCCGATGGCCTGTACGATATATTCGGACTACTTGAAGTGATGGGCGAGATATACGATGAGTTCCAATTTGATGGCGTAATGATTGACCCATACAACTCACTCACCATTAACCAGAAACGGATGGGCAAGGTATCAACTCACGACTACCATTACGAGGCAACTAGCAATATCCGTATGTTCTGCAAGAACTACAACTGCACCACAATCGTAAACACCCATCCAGCCACCGAAGCATTGCGTAAGATACACTTTAAGGGACATCCCTATGCAGGACACCCCATACCCCCAATGGCTTCAGATGTAGAAGGAGGCGGCAAATTCGTTAACCGAGCCGATGAGTTTGTGGTTATACACCGATACACGCAACACGAAACGGATTGGGTATTTACCGATGTCCACGTTCGCAAGGTGAAAGAACTAGAGACAGGAGGCCGACCAACGCCTCTAGATAGCCCAATACGCCTACACTCAATGAAATTCAATGTCGGCTATTTTATCGGTTACAAGTCATTGATTACCTTTCCAGAAATAAAAGATACCAAAGATGTTCCCTTCTGACCCCACATTCAACGAATTGCATATCCGAGAACGCCAATTAGTTCTAGGGCAAATAATGCTTGACCTCAAAGACCTAGCAGACATATTTGAAGGCGATGCCCAGAACGGAATAGTAGACAACATCATTGACCTAATCAGCATTGACGAATGCCTGTCGTATTTCGTGAACTATGAAAGGTCTGCAAACGCACAACTGAACCAAGCCCGACTCCAGAACGCCAAGCAGCGGCTGGAGATACAAGGGCTGAAAGACGAACTAACACACCTACAAAAATCACTAGACAATGCAGCAGAACGACTATAACAATTTTCAACCAGACAACTATCTAGCATCTTCAAATGGGGAGATCTTCCAAATAAAAGAGAAGACAACCTATTTCTGTAAGGGATGCAACTGCCAAAACTACACCACCTGCCAGAAGGCAAAAGAGATGGGCGGCTATGTTCTGGAATCGGTACAGACACGCAAGTTGTTTGAAGTTACCCAAGCCTATGTGC